TACCGCACATCAGCACCCGACGAACTATCCTTCCACATATCACCATCCAGCAAAGAATCACCATTTGTGTACGTACCGGAAGTTGGTGCTCCAGAAATAGCGCCAGTGCCCATTTCAATAAACGTCTTTTCCCACCCGTGTTGATAAAGCTCTAAATAATTGGCTTGATACCAGCCTTCAGCCTCGGTCCAAACATGCCGAGCTAAATCGAAGAAATTTTCAGGATAAAGTTCAGATGCCCACCGCGCACGGTTCCTCCGGTTAGTCCATGCGTTCGTAGCCGTGCCATCGTGATTTTGATACATGTCCTTCCAAACTTGATAACTTGTGATTAGCCACTTCCCCATAGGGTGTTTTTGTGCGTCAGCAAAAGCCTTGTATTGTGCAATTGTGTCCTCGTATCCATAATTTTTATGTGGTGTATGGTGAACATTTGGCCACCAGTAGGGTCGTGAGTTTTCAGGAACAGACCCTTCATCAAAATCAAAAATATTGATACAGTGCTTAAGCTGCACTTCACGATTTGAAATGGATTGAGTAACATCAGGTGCAACTTTTAATCGTCTATAAAAACGTACATTGCCTGTGACAGTAAACTCGCAGTCTTTCGTAAGTTTTACTGTATTTGTTGAATAATCAACATCAAACACATGTGTCAGATAACTGATTCCTCTGGCCATAACAGAGTCACCAGGCTTAATATCTGAAGAATCAGCAACAACAATCGTTGCAGAACCAGCAGTACCTCCAGAAGTAATAGTTGTATCACGTACAACACCGGGTGCAGTTGAGATAAAATTCTCGGCGGTAAACTTAGCTATTTCAGAACTCCAGTCTGAACTCGTTGAACTATTTGAAACATTGAAGTCTCTAGGTAAATTAGTACTTGAAGGATAAGGTACACCTTTTAGACCTTTTATGAAGATGTGGGATAAAACTCCAGTACTGGTTTGATTATGAATAGTGGCAGGAGCGAAGTGTTCAATCCTGGTCTGCTTACCTGCTTGGATTTTTGGCCTCTGAATAGAATATGAATTAGCTGTTGTCGGAAGACTACCTGAGGAAGAATTACTTGATGCGTCAATACAAAGTGTAATGGTCTCATTAACAGTATCAATATCAGTGATAACCGTGTCAATATGTTGACCACTGCCTCTGAAGTAATCACCGACTTCAATATCGGTCGTGTCACCAGACGAAAGAGTAACAACAGCGCCAGTGTGACTTACTACCGTCACTGTTTTTACGTCCCAGTAACAACGACCTGTAATAGGTAGTGCTCCAAAACGAGCCAAAATGGAACCATTATCGATCCCACCTGTGGACCGGGAAAGCATTTCGCGGCCTGGATCTAATTGGGCTAGTAATTCAGAATTTGATACGTCTGAACTAATAGAATCTCCCCATTTAACGATGACACGATTTGCATCCCCATCAATTGATTTAAGTTCGCCCGTCGACGAGTCATAGTCTAAACCGGCTTCCTCCTGAGCGGTTATGGCAGCTCTGGCCCTAGAGTCTGTGTAATAGAGGTTTACTGAACCTTCAGATACCTCATCTGTATCTGATATACCAATGCTATTATTAAGCCCAGCAAATGTTTTGATCGAATTGACGTAGAAGACACCCTCAGTATCAACTCCATAAGCAGGGATATTACTACTATCTAATTGAAGAAAGGCGAAACGATTACCCAGTTCTTCTGAGTCCTGGCTAATTAGAGCTCCGTTGAAGGTAGAAAGCGAATTGACATAGGCACTTCCTACACCATCAATAGCAAACCCGGGTTTATCAGCAGAGTCTAAAAGTGCGTAATCCCACCGATTACCTAACTCAGAAACTTCACTATAAGTAGCGCCACCAATCTCTATGTCCCCAGAAACCTTTAGGTCACTAGAGAGAAGTAAGTCTCCTGATTTTGTCTGTGTGGTTGATGAAGTGTCTAAGTAATAAGAACCTTCCTGACCATCAAGTTGATCTGCGTTAATACCTAGAGCATCGATATTTGACTTAGTTTGATCGGCAGTTGTAAGAACCCTAGAAAGACCTGCTAATGTTGTGCCCCCAGCGTAGATATTTCCAAGAACAGACAAGGAGAGAACGCCTATTGACGGGAACTGGTTGTTAGAGGCAGATTCCTTCAAAATTAGTCCGTACCCGTTAACCGGTAGGTCAGTATCAAAAATATTACACTCAAGTGAAACACCTTGATTGAAAACGGTATCAAAATCAATACCAGGGTAATTTGGGCTAGCGCTATCGGTGCTGTATAATTTTAGCCTTGCGTCATCCTTTGATATAGTGACATCACCCGTGAATGTTGTTTCATTCATCGTTGATGGTAATCTAGACTTAGCTAAAGTGCCCGAATTTATATTGCCGGCATTTCTGTAATAAGAACCTTCCTGACCATCAAGTTGATCTGCGTTAATACCTAGAGCATCGATATCTGACTTAGTTTGATCAGCAGTTGCTCCAGTCTCAATACCATCTAACTTAGATCCATCAGCAGATAAATCCCTACCATCAACTGTTTGCGACCCAGAAAACGTTATGTTCCCTGTCATCTGGCCACCCGCAAGCGATAACTTTGTTGCGATACTGCTTGTTAAAGTACTTACAGAGGAATTTACATAAAATAAACTAGCATAAGATGAAATATTTAATTGAGATATTAATTCATCAACATCTGATTTATTGTAAACATCACTAATATTGGCCTTATCATCTAAGTATCTATCTATTTGTCTTCTTGTGTAAAAGTCGAGTGGGTTTAATTGGTCTGATGTAGAAGTTCCACCCTTAAATACTTTAGGCGAGGCTGATACTGATCTTGCAGGAACTACAGCCGGTCTTGGCACCGGAAGGATATCACCTCCGCTAAAACAACTTTTAGTACTACCGTTTCCGAATACATTTGCCATGTTCTACTTTAAACTTTATGGTTGATCAAGGGTATCTATGTCATCTTGGGTCAAGACTCTAGGTACGGAAGCTTCAACAACGTCGTTTAATAGGTCAAAGTCATTACAAAGCTTATTGCCCTCTAGATCATAAAATGGTATAGGTTGCTCTACATAATGTCCTAACGATCCTAGTTCCACAAGCTGATAGTTCGGCAGATCTCTACTTCTATGAGGCTCCAAACATTTGTTTCTTCCAGTTTGTAAACAATAAAGCTTTTGAAAATAGTCCTCCCAAGGGCCACCTAAAAAATCCTTATACTTTTCGTAGATTTCATCTGTTGCGGGCATGTCTGTATGAACAAGAAATGCACAAACGGTATCTTCACATACGCCTTTTACTAAAATACAGTCTCCTTTAAGATAAAAGTTCCCCTTTCTTATCTTAGCTTCCCTCCATTTATCTGAGCTTTTGCTCTCAACACATTCCCACTCAGACTCTCTTTCTTGTAGTTTTTCAATAAACTGAGAAGTAGTGAGTCCGGCCGTGTTGCAAGTACTAACTGCTTGCTCAAATAAGTTATCTTCCCAGTCCCCAGAATAATTTTTCCATTGTCTCCAAAAAAGATCCAGATTATAATAATGACAAAGCTCCTCTAACTCCTCTAGAGAAGGCACACCAAACGGCTCAGATAGTTCTATAGAACAAATCTTATCCCATTTAGTCTTGTCAAGAGGGCCAGCAATTGCTACAATATCTTGATTAGCTTCATATAGACAGACCTTATATCCATCATCCTCGATATAAAGAACTTTATCGTCATTAAAATAAGCGTAAATACTGGCATATTTAGCTATCTTCCATTTATCATCCGTAAGCGAGTAATTTAAGTTAGACCTTACAGACACGTCAATATCCCAAGGGAAAATTATATCACCCCAAGAACGATACAGTCCTCTCTGCGGATCATACAAAGCGTATTGGTTAAATAACTCCTCAACTGTTGTACCGCAGGTATTTAAATCTCTCGCGCATGACTTGTCTACTACTTCGTCCTCAACCGAAATGCTATCTATTGCAGCTTTTTGCTCGTCCGTTAATTCTGAGAAGCAGTTATTAAAGTAAAGGTTGGAGAGTGACATACTTTAACCCCCCTAGTGATAATAGATTAATTATAAGTAAATGTATCCATCACAAACGTAAGCTCGAGAGTCGAGACATTTGTAGAGGATCTGTCTGCCTGACCAAAGTTAAGTGAAGTGATTTGAGCGTCGGGTATAGTGATTGTTCTATTTCCCAACGGAGAGGGATCTTCACCGCAACTAACAGGAGTAACTGTTACAGTAATAAAAGAACAGTCGTAAGTTTTCCAAAAGTCAACAATGTCGGCGTGCTTTTCAGGATCAAAAGGTGCTGTTACAGTGACTTCGGCAAGAGTACGAGGTCCCTTGAGTTGGAAAATACGACCTCTCACCCCATCCGCGTACTGAGTAGTAGCAGATGTGTCTCTAATCCCAGAGAAGGTCGTGAAATAGTGCTGGAAAGGAGAAGCCTGAATCCAGTACTGGGCTTGGGTAATTGGCTTATAAGATAGCATAGCAATTAGAATATACGCAATATTTCTAATAACTATTTAAACTAAGTGAACTATTGAAAATAAGGATCGAACCAGCACCAGTATCCCTTAGACTCTGGGTCTAGAGTAACAGCCTCTCTATGAACAACGTATCTATTTAATCTGAATACATTATCATAGAGTTTTACAAGAGACGTAGAGTCTTCTTCTGTAAAGCCTTCTTGTTCTAGGGTCGCTCTTAACCTTTGAAGTTCGTTCATGTACTCGTTCTTTACACCTAAAGACTCTGGGGGTTGCCGACGTACATTTTTTATCTCTTCAAATAGCCTGTCAATAACGTAAATAATTTCTCCCGGAGATGTATATTCGTCGATCTTAAGCTTAGATATCGTCATCTCATTTCCTGTAGCGTCGGAAACGATCCTTTGGAAACCTACATCGTCGATATTACCTTTAAATTTAGAAGAGATTACCTCTGAGACCCTGTCTTTTGAAGTCTTCTCTTCAAAATCAAATAGCTTCATTAGGTCTGTGCCGAAGTCCATGTCTTCGGCCATTGGGACCTCTTCCTCGTCCCCTCCTTCTACCGGAGGCATCGTTCCTCCCATCATTTCGCCTTCGGGTGCTTGTATTTTAGATAGGGATGGTATATTAAGCTTTTCTCTGAGCCAGTCAATATCTTTAACTTCAAATTGCATTGCATTTAATTGAGAAAGAACTTGAACGGTACGAACAGGATCTTCGCGTTGTTTAAGATCTTCAAAGTTACGTACAAGGTGGGGGATGGTTCTACCAGGGTAATTAAGTTCTACTATCCATCGGACCAACGTAGAGTTTATTGTTTCGTCGAGTTCCTCAGAAAAAGCCTTAGCTTTCCTCATCCGTACAGAGTCCGCAATTTGGTCACGTGCAAATGAGCCAACGTTTCCCGTCTCTTGGCCAACAGTAGTCTCGCCGTTGATCACAAAACTAATCTGTTGGTCAATATAACTAATAATTTGGTTATAAAGTTCTGGTCTCCCATTGCTTTCTAACCACTGTATATCCATTTCGTCAGGTATAACCACCGCCGTCTCCTGACCGAGTCTTTGCAGAGCAGTAAACAAAACGTTGACCTCGTCCTCTGGCGTCCCTAAGCTAAATTTACCCACTGCTGTGGGAGTGGTGTGTTTATCTGCGTATTGCAACCAAAAGTTAAGTAAAGTTCTCCTAAACTCCACTAAAGGGTACAGCTGTCTACCAAGGCCAGAGCCATGGACGTCCATAAAATTACTATAAGACCAATGCCTATGCAAAATGATTGCTCTTAAAGGAATCCCCATGCCATCTACAGGAGCAAACTTAGTAATAAGTCTTGGACTTACGGTCCCATCCTCGTTCAGCTTAAATAAGAACCTTCTAGGGTCTCTTACTTTTAGCTCAGATGGAACAATGTACTTTCCTTGCCTCATCCAGCAAATCTCACTAACGGACATACCAAGCACGAGAGATTCGCACATTCCTCTAATAAATGTATCAAATCCAGAGTTACTTGCAACTAAAGACTCTTTGCCATAAGACTGTCTAGTGTTTGTACCAATTCTATTAATAACCTGCCTAACAAACTCGGCGACTTCCTCATCCTCATCAGAGTTAGATGCGGGATAGACTTCCCATGGTCTCTGCACGATCTCACCAATAAGCTTTTCCCAGGCAGCGAGAACTTGGCTATCGTTAAATAGCCTCATATATTTTTCGATGGGCCTTGGACCACCACCCCCCTCTTCTAAAAGGATGTCGTCTCTTCTTGGTAGGATT